GCGGCGTAACTTTTTTAATGTGTATTCTGATAGTTTCGTTGGAATGGAATCTATTAGTTTGGCACGTTGACCTATTGAAAGCACTTAAGTCACTTCCTGGTCGCGACTATCAAACGGCACATATGGTGTTCTTGGATATCTGACGTCAGGTGCTTGTGGCGTATACCTATTAATAGATGTCATTATTTCTTCTACATGGTCTTCTACTAGTTTTATGCCAAATTCACAAGATTTTTGTTCAGTATCTTTTTGATACATTATTACATTGAAAAATGATTCATTGACTTGTTGTATAAATATATCATTGTCTATGTCTTTGATTATACGACTTGCTAGTTTAGAATCAATACTACATGTTTTATCGAAATATTTTTTAATATAACCACTTGCTATCATACTCTTCATACTTGGTTTTTTAAGTAATATGTCCGGATTTAATTCCGTTGTATGCAATTTTTTGCATAGTAGATCAACAACATATTCTTTGTCTTTATATAATTTTGTGGAAAAAATCATATTATAGTTTTTGTTTTTGCTAGGAAATACTGTATATATATCCATGTCCCATGAAAGACCACGAATTGTTTTATTGAGTTCAGCAATCCATTTTCCATCGTTATGACAAGCGGAACCCATCCATGTTGCGGTTGTCCAATATTCTTCATCAAAGACATACTGACCTAACCCTGATATTATTTCTTGAGTAGGATCGCCTTCATATACTGAAACATTTGTACAATTTATACTGTTCCATGTCCATCCAGCGTCATTTGAGTACATTACAACAGGATCATAGACAATATCATAAGATGCTGGAATAAAGGTTATACCATCATGCACATAATGTCTTGAAACATTATTAATATTATAACTATGTACCATTGCAAGTTTATTGTATTCACTTGATCCGGGTTGTAATACATCATATGAACATAAGACACCGTGTTTTTCATCTGCATACGGCAATTCGAATTTTATTTTCCATGCATAACCAGTACTTTTGTTTTCATAAAAATAATTTTTACCCGAATATGCGTACATTACTTTGTTTGTATTAAGATTTAGTACTCTGGCCATTAAAGCATGATCATCCGATGTAATTCCTGATGTGTCTGTCATTTCAAGTTGTAGTATTCTTGTATTATAAAAAGGACTAAATAATTTTGCACCTCCCCACGCCCAATCTTCAATAGGATATCCATATTTATCCCCATGTTCAAATGCCCAATATTCGGTCCAACCTTGCAAATGCGTGAACCATGTTTTGCCCAAGTCATCGGAAATATTTAAATAAGGTCCAAATCCAGCATATATTGTTTTTCCAGCACCTGCTAATGCAGAACATGAATATCCAGTCCAGCTACCATAAAACACATCTTCTGGGTATTCTTCGACATGCCATGCAAGAGAGACCCAGTGATTTTTTGATAATACTTTAGACCAAGTTCTGCCAATATCATATGATCGCCAAATATTAGTACCGTCATGACCGAATAAAACGTCATCATCTACGTTAATAACAGTTTTACAACCCGGCGCAAAATTTGATATTTTTTTCCAAGTAAGACCAGAATCTAAAGTGCTTTCTAACCAACCAGTTGAAGTACTCGCAATTACATGACCATAATCTATACGAGTTATGCTATATATTGTATCTGTGGTATTATAAACTTCTTTCCATGTTTTTCCAGAATCATGGGTGCGATATATTGAATTTGTGCCGTTGTGTAATTTTACAATACAAACATGGTATTGTCCATAGACGTGTGTAGTATCTTCTATGGATTCAACATCGCCTGGAAATGGTAATGATTTCCACCATGTTTGAAACCCGGACGTATCAAAAGTTCCAAGTATGAAGTTTCTGCCTTCAACTACTGATAATGCAACTGGACGCATTTAGGCCCCCACTAAAGTAATTGCCATAGTGTATTTTTTAGGATATGATCGCTTATTACAAATGTCCATGGAAACAGTTATTGCATATAATTTTAGTATCATGTCTAAGTCATATGTGGAAATTAATTGGTTGGTTAATGTGTTTGACATCCTATATATACGGCGTGGATTAGCTTTGCTTAATAGCGATAAGCTGTATTGCTTGTTTAAGTTAAACTTTTGTAAATATTGGTCAACAATAAATTGTTTTATAACGTTACTTTTTTTATTTATGTTATCCATTAATAATATTTTGTTTTGTGTCCCAAAAAGCCCTACTAACATTGAATATGTTTTTAATTTTTCTATAGAAAACAATGATCCCACTAGAAGTTGTTTTATGTAATAGTTCATTATGGTCATATCGGCATCATAAGAAAGTTCTGGTTGTATAGTGTTTATTACATTTGTGTTATATGCTAGGTCAGAATTTCTATGCAATAATGCGTATCGCATAGTGTGAGACAAAGTTAGTGGGCCTTTAATATAAGTTTCCATAAAATAGTCAACGAACGGTAAATACATGCTGTAAGAAATGCCAGCTGCAACCATTTGCGGTATAAGATAATTCAAGGTGTCTTGTTTTTCTTTTGCTATTCTCATAGCATCTATGGAAGAAAATGTTATTTGGACACTAGATGGATACCTTGTGGTTACGGTAGTTTCACCAAACATTCCAAGTATGCTATCAATGATGGTTTCACAGTTGGATTTGGTGCCAGAAGATGTTAGGATGGTGGTGCGTGTTTTTAGGCGGTCTCGGTAAGCAGTATCTGTTTCTTGATAGATACGTGGGAGGTCGAAAATTTGACCCCATGCATCGTCGAGGTATGTGTCGGTAGCGTGTTCTATTTTTAGGGCGTTTGCCATTGTTTCCATTTTTCGCCAAACACTATCAAAAGTTTCTGCCCATGCCCAAACTAACGCACTCATGACACTGGTTGATGGTATTGTTAGTTCGTATGCGGGAACTAATGATACTGACATTAGTATATCGCGAAGTGTGTCTTTAATTCCTGTTGACAACATATATGTTGTAATATTTGTTGATGCTGCAGCATATCCTATGTTGTAATTAATTAAATCATGAAGAGATACTATATAAATTCCGTAATTTCTACTATGATAATAACGGGTTTCTTCTTCACTCAATGGTTCGGATTGGATAAATACTGACCATTGGTCCATGGTATATGTTTTTGTTCGCACGATGTAAGACTCGCCGATACCAGGTCGGCTACCAACAGGATTTTCACCGATTAACATTGTTCACCCCAAAAAATTTTTATAAAGATTCCACGCAAACTTCGTGCTGACGTATTATGACCTTAAATCTATTTTCCACGAGAATAACATAGTCAGTATTTTCTATGATATCTTGTATTCGATGTAAGTGTATGGACCGATTTAGACCATATGGTATTTCGCAATACGGACAATTTGTTTCGCCACGATTATTTTTCTTAACAAGGGCATTGTTAATGTTTGATGCGCCACATCGCATACAAGACCACGTATCTTTTTCGCCACATCGCGGGCATTCAGCCCACTTAGATGCATCTGTATGTTGCCATGTAAATCCGCAAGTTTCGCATTCAAAATGGTTGGTTATGGTGATTTCATTGTCCCAATAGGCGGTAACTTTGTCAAACGGTTTCAATAAAAAAGTATATGGAGTTAATGGTACGGAAGCGGCTGGAATCTTTTTCTGTATCATATTTTCCGCGAGTTTTGGACTGATAGGAACTATTAGCAATTTTGTTGGCGTTATGTTTTCACTATCTGTCCAAAATTGTTGTGTACCGTCTTCGCGAAATTGTGGAATAAAGTGTTCGACGCCACTTTCATCGATGTAAATTTTAACCCACATATATTCAATTATGGCACTCATTATAAAGGACCTCGAGTTATAATGGACGTTGCATAATTAATTCTTTGACTATTTCATCTTTGATTTCTTTTATGACAGTTGTTTGGTCTTTTATGGCCTTACTAACCGCATAGTCATAGATGTATTGGTTAGGTGGGCGAAGTGCCTCAATTTTTTCTATTGGAATATTCCAGGGGTCGGAATTGTTGGTAAAGTAATAGCGGTACGTTATTATTTGTCCGAATTCCGGTATTAATAGTTCGCGACCATTAATAGAAACATTATTAAAGATTTGAAGGACTTTTGGACTTTCAATATTTTCTTTTGATGAATTTAGTCTAATGTAGATGTCGAAAGTTTTTCCACTGTCGTATAGTTCATTTATAATGTCTCGTTTGATGGCATTGTTGTAGTAAATTGTTTTGAGTTCGAATGCACCACAAAAATCTTTACCAACGTTGTCTACAAAAAACAGATTTATGGGTACTATGTATCCTTCTGATTTATCTGGGAGGTATACAGTGTCTTGTAGCGATTCATTAGGGTTTTTCGGTACTATTTGTATTACAATGTCCGATGGCTGTAATGATATTATATTTCTCATATTTGTCTTTATTCTCCTTGTTATTATATAAAATGTTTAAAAAATATTTTTATTGTTGTTTTTCTAACTTCAATTTATCAAGTTCTAATTTTTCTTCTTCCCATAATATAACTTGTTCTTTGATTGGGATACAATATACATAAATGTCATCTAATGAATAATTATTTGACATTTCTTTTTTTTCTAATTCTTCTATTTGTTTTAGATATACTAATATTAAATTTTCTGTTGGATATAATTTATGAAATTCAATTAGTTTTTCTTTATTACTCCAACTCAGGTAACCTTTGACCTCTATCCATGTATTTGTTTCAGAGATGTAAAAATCCGGTCTATATGAAGTACCGATTGTTGTAATATTAAATGCGTGTATTTCGTATTCCCAATCAATATCAAACAAATCAAGTATTTTAGCATATCTTGTTTCATAAGAAGAACGCATCCAAACAGTTTCTCCTGTTTTGCGTAAAAAATATCTTCCCGGTACACTTCCTGTTCCGACTGGTGAAGCATTTTCTAAATGCCAAATTTTCATACTATCAGATATTTTTTGCGCGACTTCGGGTCGACTTGAAGGATTACATACCTTCATTAATTTAGAATGTTCGGTACGAGCTTCGGGATGTTCTTCATAAAATTTCTTTAAATAAGAAGCTCGTTCTTCTTTTTCTTCTATTGTTAATGGTTGATCAATATATCGCTGTTTGTGTGTTTTTGACATTTGTTCTAATATTTCAGGATGTTCTTTATATAGTTGTTTTAAATGTTCTGAATGTTTTTGTCCGGCTTCTGGATGTTCTTTGTTATATTTAATTTTTTGTTTTGATATAGCTGTTTTTACGTCTGGATTTTCGTTGTAAAAGCGTTTCATTGATTCAGATTGTTTTTGGCGTTGTTCTGGCGTTGCTTTTTTGCCATAGCGTGGATTATTTGAACCAGATGTTGCTTTGGAAATTTTCTTCCTGGTTTCGTCTGAAGATTTGTGGCCAGTATTTGCGATAGACATTTTCTTTTTTGAATCGTCTGAAAAGTGTTTGCCGAACATCGGATGTCGGTCGCCACCTATTTCTTCTGATTGTGTTCGGATAGGAATTTCGAACTTGTGGAGGTAGCGTGAGACGGTTTCTTGTTGACATCCAATTTCTTTGGCTATTTTTGTTGCTGACTTTTTTTGAACGATATATTGATCGTAAAGCCAATCTTTGTTACTACAATATTTATTCGGTTTTGTCATACTTACTTATTTGTATGAACTAGTATATAAAGTTTTTGGTTAGTAGAAAATAGTAGGGTTTACTACTATTTTTATATTAATTTTTAAATTTATATCTCATCATATCGAAATGTAAGCGATTCCGAGGCCTTGTCGCCTTGCGTTGCATCAGTATCAATCACAACTTGCGTGACGACACATTTGCAACTTGCAGCGGTTGTATAAGGTCCGCTATCCACAAGCAAAGTTGACGCCGAAACATAAGTGTCCGCATTAACAGGAACTGCGTGATTAGAAGAACCTGACTTATAGTAGGCGTGACCATTTGTTGCATCGTCTATTGGATAGCCGGAAGTTCCCTGTACGCCAGCTGCTTGAGCATAACTAGCAACCGGGCAACCATTATCTCCTGTTGACTTTACTGCGACAAATAATCCGCCGTTAGTTCCTAAGGCCCAGTTAGTCTTTACATTT